ATAGTACGGGTTTTAAAGACGGCATGTCTAAAATGAAAGGTCTTGCACTTACAACAGCAGGAGCTATTACAAAAAGTATTGGAATAGTTGGTGCAGCAACCGCTGCATTAGGTGGTTTCGCAATAAAAGCTGGAATGAGTTTTGATGCTGGAATGAGTGAAGTTTCAGCGATTTCTGGTGCAACTGGTAAAGACTTAGAAATGTTAAGAGAAAAAGCTAAAGAAATGGGAGCAACAACAAAATTTAGTGCGACAGAATCAGCTGAAGCTCTTAAATATATGGCTATGGCTGGTTGGAAACCACAACAAATGATGCAAGGTTTAAGCGGAATAATGAACTTAGCAGCAGCAAGTGGCGAAAACTTAGGAATGGTTTCAGATATTGTAACAGACTCTTTAACAGCTTTTGGTTTGTCAGCGGATCAAGCTGGAAAATATGCTGACGTTTTAGCTGCAACATCAACAAATTCAAATACTAACGTTTCATTACTTGGCGAGTCCTTCAAATATGTTGCTCCGCTTTGTGGTGCATTAGGTTACACAGCAGAAGACACAGCAGTTGCTCTAGGTTTAATGGCAAATGCTGGTGTTAAAGGTTCAATGGCTGGTACTTCTCTTAAAAACTCATTGGCAAGACTAGCAAAGCCAACGAAAGAAGTTGCAAAAGGACTTGAAAAAGTTGGACTAACAGCACAAGATTTGCAAGGTATTCCACTTAATGAAGTTTTATTAAAATTCAGAAAAAGTTTTGCTAATTTAAGCAAAGAAGAAAAAGCAGCTGCTGCAAGTGCTATTTTCGGGAAAGAGGCAATGTCTGGAATGCTTGCAATTATCAATGCTAGTGATGACGATTTTAACAAACTAACAAACAGCATTAATAATTCAAGTGGTGCAGCGGAAAAAATGGCAAAGATAATGAATGATAACTTAAAAGGCGATATTACAATATTAAAATCAGCTCTTGAAGGTTTTTCAATATCTTTATATGAAAATGTAGATAATCCACTTAGACAAATAGCTCAAAAGGCAACAAAATACATTGATAAACTTAACGAAACAGTAAAAAAAGATATATCAAAACTACCGCAAGTAATAGGCGACATTTTAGGAGATATAGCGACAAATTTGGCTGCACAATTGCCAAAATTTGCTGAAATTGGCTCTAAAATAATAATCGGACTATTAGACGGCATTCAAAACAATTCAAGCAAAATAGGAAACAGTTTAGCAACATTAGCAGAAGTTTTAATCACTAATATTTTAAAAATTAGTGAAAAAATGATAAAAACAGGTGCTACTTTACTTTTAAAATTTGGCGAAGGTTTAACGAAAAGTATTCCTAAAATAATGAATACTGCAACAGAAGTTATAAACAATTTATTAGACTTTTTTATAAATAACGTTGATAAATTTTTCAAAGTAGGTACAGATGTACTTTTAAAAATTGCCGAAGGTTTAGAGCAAAATTTACCTAAAATTTTACCAAAAGCAATTGATGCAATGGTTAAACTGCTTGTTACTTTTTCTCAAAATATAGAAAGATTTTTAGAAATAGGCATTAAAATAGTTAATGCAATCATACAAGGTTTAATTGCTGCATTGCCTAGACTTTTGAGTAATGCAGATAAAATTGTAAATGCTTTATTAAAAATATTCTTAGCTTTTAAAGCTGTATCAGTTGGTAAAAAAATTGTTTCAGAAATAGCATCAGGACTTTTGAAAAATAGCTCACTGGTAAAAAATGCAAGTAAAAAGCTATTAGACGAAATGCTTTTATATATGAATGCTTATAAGCCAATGTTTTTAAGTCAAGCAAAATCGTTGCTGTCAACTTTTACAACTGGTTTAAATAGTGCAAGTGGCGGTCTTATAAGTGCTGGTAGTGGCTTACTAGGTAAACTTACAGCTGGAATGACAGGTGCTTTTGGCAAAATTACTGCTATTGGTGGAAAAATCATTACAACGTTAGTTAGTGTTTTATCAAATCCAATCGGGCTTGCGGTTGTTGGTGGAATAATTGTCAGTTATATTGCAGGCTCTTTTGATTTAACAGCATTAGCACAAAAAGGCGGCGAAATGATAGGCTCTTTAATTAGGGGAATTTTTTCAATGTTGCCTAAGTTGTGGGAAGCAGTAAAAAGCATTGTAACTGGTATTGCAAAAATGCTTAATCCATTAAACTGGGTAAAAGCTGGTGTAAATTTAGTAAAAGGTCTTGTAAATGGTATCACTGGCAAAAAAGAAGAAGTAAAACAAGCGACAAAAGAAACAGTTGAAAAAGGAGCAAATGAAGGTGCAAACAGTGCAGATGTATCACAAGCACCAAAACAAACAATTCAACAATTAGTTGCTGGCATCAAAAACGGAGAAACAGATGTTGCTCAAAGTTTTAAACAACTTGTTGAAAAAGGCTTAACAAATTCAGAAATCAATCAACTTGCTTTAAAAGCTGGACAAACAACAAACGACAGTTACTTACAAGGACTTTTAAGTAATGGCGAGAGCGGACTTAGAACAGCTTATAACAATTTAAGAACTACAACAAGTAATGAGCTTGAAATTGTTGCAAAATTAGCAAAATTAAAAGGTATTGATACATTAAACGGCTTCACAGACGGCGTCGCATCAGACGGAACAAAACTTGAAGATGTTATCAAATCTTTGAGAGATAAAGGCTTGACTGGTTTTGATTTAGCAGAAAAAGTTTTTGAACTAGGGCAAAAAGGAACTCTGAAGTATGGAGAAGGTATTTCAGCTCAACAACAAGCAGTACAAGAAAAAGCAAAACTAATTGCAGAAACAGCAAGAAATCCACTAGAATTTGCGGAACAAGCATTCGCACAAGGTTTGATAAATATTGAAAAATTTGGTAATGGATCAGCAGAAGGAATGCAATTTGTAAAACAATACATTCAAGACGGAATATTACAAGGCAAATCATATTTAGAAATATCCGAAGAACTAAGGCAAATGGGTTTAACAAATATGAATGCTTTTTCAGACGGAACGAATGGCGGTCTAATACCAATACAACAAGCTTATCAACAATTGAAACAAATGGGAATAAGCGAAACATTAATTCCAGAAATTTTACAAGCAAACGGCTATACAAACGTAAATGGTTTATCAATGGGTCTTGCAAGTGGAAAAAGTCTTTTAGAAAGTACACTTATTACATCAATCAATGATCCATTGTTGCAAAGTTTACAAAAAGGACAAACAGATGCAAACACTGGTGGGAATGATGTCTCAAGAAATATTGCAAGCGGTATTTCAAGCGGTGGCGGAAATGTAAAAACAGAAATGGGATATTTAACAAAATACATTTCAGACGGAATGGAAAAAGCAAAAAGCAATTCTGGTACTAAGTCAAAAGAAATGATGTCAAATATTTCAAGCAATGTAAAAGGCGGTGTTCCTGCTGTTGTTTTAGGCATTGCACAAATGGCACAAAATGTTGATAGTAATTTGAACAATTTAAAAAGTACAAGTTCAAGCACAATGACAAGTACAATGTCTGGTCTTAGCTCATCAGTGAAAAGCGGTTCAAATGATGTAAAAAGTAGTATGAACGATATGGCAAAGGGCATTAATACCGAGTTGTCAAATATGGCAAGAAACGTTACACAAGACACAAGCAGAATGATGTCAGATACAGCAAGCACAGTGTCAAGTGGAGCAAGTAAAGTGCAATCAAGCTTTTCTAGTATGTGTTCAAGCAGTATAAGCTCAATTAATGGCTTTTCTGGTCAATTCTATTCAGCTGGTAGTAACTTAGTTCGTGGTTTAGCAAATGGTATTTCAGCTGGTAGAAGTTCAGCACTAGGGGCAGCCGTTAGTGTTATGAGGGGAGCAATTGCCGCTGCAAAATCAGCCGCTGGCATTCATTCACCTTCAAGAGTAATGCGAGACGAAGTAGGTATAATGCTATCAAAAGGTCTTGGCATAGGTATTGAAAAAGAAGGACGAAATGTTTTGCATTCAGCAAAAGACTTTATAAGCGAGATTATTTCAAAAATGCAAGGTTCAGTTGATTTAGAAATGAATACACTTTTTAATGGCGGACGTTCATATAAACCTAGTTTCAACATTGACGACAACGGCAATTCGTTAGTATCAATAGAAAACGGCTCAATTGTGGTAGTATCACAACTAGACGGCAGAGAAATAGGCAGAGTTACAGCTCCTTTTGTTAGTCGTGAATTATCAAAAGAGAAAAGGAGATAAAACATTGAAAATATTTACTTTACAAGATTTTAAAAAATACAATG